TTTATTTTCAATTATTTTCCTTGAATTATAAAGCAAATGATGTATAATAACAAATAGAAAGGATTTAAAGGGTAATTCAACCCCTGCCTAAAGGCAGGGGCATTCTTGCCGAAGGAGTAAAATTTGGAAATTCAAGATGGTTAGATACTTTAGGAAAAGAGATTTATCCCGACATCCTTAAGGGGATACTTTCTATTATATCTACTAATTTTTCACCCCTTGATTTAACTTGAGAATACCATTTAGAACTTTCCATTTCCCTAGCAGCCTGTTTGAAGTTAAAATTTTCTAGGGCATTCTTGAGCTCTTGAAACATGTTTAAACCGTTAGGTCCTATGTTATATGCCATATCTATTAAAACTATTTTAGCTTCGTAAGGGAGGTTATTAAAATTACTAACAAATTGCTTAGCACTATTTATCGCAACATTAACATCGTGTTTAAAAAGATATTTTATTTCACTGTCATTTAAACTTCTTTGTCTTTGTCTTACTGCTTTATAACTTATTCCCATGTTTTTTAATAAAGTTTTTGCCACTGGTCTATCTAAGTTAAAGCCTATGCCTATTGATAAATTACCCGCTGGATCTCTATATGCCTTTGTTTTATAACCTTCGTTAGACTTAATAAAGGTGTAAATATCGCTAAAAGTAGGCATAGGTGTAGGAGTTAGCGGGTTAGTATTTATTTGTTGTGGTTGTTTAATAGGGGTTGTTACTGGTTTATTTTCTGCCGGGGTTTTCCATATATTAATAGCTTTATTAACCGTGTCAGCGTCCTGCATTGCCATCATAATGTCTTTCTGTCTCGTGTTTGTTTTTCTGGCCGCAGCTTCAACAGTAGTGCCATTCAATACCATCAGTACTGCAGCTAAAATACCAGAAAAAATATTTTCTTTCCATCCAGCTTCTTTAATTAATTCTTGGGCAATAGCATGTTTTGTATACCAGTTTAATCCATTTAGCTGCTTTAATTCTGTTCGTATCTCGCCTATTTTTTTAAAAGGTATTTTATTCATCAGCAGGACATCTCCATTTAATATTTGAATAATACTTCTAAATAGTTGATCTAATAACCTTTAAAACGATATGAACAATATTTAGATTTTTAAGGAACATCTGTATAATATAAATACATCGACAGTATATAGAAACGGAGAAAGATTATGGACGAATTTGTAACAGCTATAAAACAGAATATCGAAAATAGTTCAATTCCAACTTTAAATAAAAAATCCAGCAAGTACGTAGAATTATTAAGAATTATCTTGGCTAATAATTCAGAAATTAAAATACTGGACGATAAATGCAGTGAAGAAGGCGATATTGGTTTTGACGTTCCGCTTCACACTATAGGATTAAATTATGACGCCGTGTTAAAATACAAAACGGAATTTTCTTCTCAGTATATGGTAAATTTTTTAGGTGAGTTATTTGTCAGGGAACATATGGATAAATTCGTAAAGATTTTAACAGATCTTAAAGGCGATTATCATTCAATGGTTAACAAATATGAATATCGTAAATTCGGAATGAGATTTTTTAGAGATAAGCTTTCTTTTATATTTCATGCAAGTTTAATTCAAATGATTCTTACTGAAGATTTAAAAACGATGTAATTATGCAAAAAGAAAGAGAACCTAAAATTTATATTCCTCATGGAGCTAAAACCAATATCGCAAATCTGCCCATGGACGCTCCGGTAACAGAATATGAAGAAAGAAAAGTTATATTTGATAAAGATACTGTAAAAAAAATGGTACAAGGTAAATATGGAAAAGACGAAAAAAGTGGAAACACCGGACTTTAAAATTGATTCAAATAAAACACCAATTATAAAATTAAAGTCGCTTAATTTTAAAAATTTCAAGGTTTTTGATGATGCTACATTTAATTTTTTTGAAGGTAACAAATGTAGAAATTTTACCTGCTTCTTCGGGCCAAATGGATGCGGAAAAACGACAGTTCTAGATGCTATTTCTATAATTTTCTCTAAGTACGATGGCAGGGATATTCTCAGACTAATTGCTCTTCTTGGAAAATCGGTAAGACACGCAGATGGAAATACTAAGGCAATGTATGACAAAGATACTGATTTTTTAATTACTGCCCAAATTGAATGTTCTCTTGGGAATTATGAAGTCCAATTAACAAAATCAGGCTTTATTAAAGATCATCCAGCAGAGATTAAAGAAATTATTAATAGAATTTGTTTTTATGCTAAATTTGATCAGGAATTACATCAATTTCAATTAGCAAGGGGAAAGTGGAATATATTTAAAGAGCTGTTTGAAGCCGTTACTGGTTTTAATATTGAAGAAACAAAAACACTTTTTAATGCAGAAGAAAGTAATCTCAAATCTCCTCAGGACGACATTTTAAGAAAGTATGTATTGGGCTTTACAATCCATAAACCCAATGAAATTATAAGTCATAAGGAATGTAGCGCTGGAGAAAGAAAAATTGTTAAATCATTTTCTACCCTTTTAAATAAAGAAATGAATCCTGCAATAGTATGTATAGATAATGCCGAAATGCACGTAGAATCAGGAAGACACATTCAATTAATTGAGTCTATGAAAAAATGTTTTCCTAAAAGCCAGATATTCGCAACCACCCATAGTTATCAAATATCTAGAAATTTCGGAAATAGAAATCAGCTTTATGATATGCGGGTTATTAGGGCAAATAATATTGTTAAGAACGAACCTTGGAGACTTTATGCGGCAGACGAAATTAAAGATAATATTTCAAAAATAAGAAGTTTTGTGTCTTTGAAAGATAAAGAATTATATATTAATCATGGAGAAAAATTAATTGAAAGATGTCTAAATAGGGAAAACGATTGGAATCTTAAGATTGATTGTGAAAATTTTTTAGAAAAAATACCTCACTTTTTCATTGAGGATATTGTGTCTTATTACGGGGACAAAAAATAAAAGAGGGTGGAATATTTTTTTTAAGAACAATTAGCACCGGGATAAAAAAGAAATATGAAAACATATACTAGGGAAGAAGCTCTTAAAAAATCTGTTGAATATTTTGAAGGGGACGAATTAGCCGCAGAAGTTTTTGTAACCAAGTATGCAATGAGGAACGAAAAGCTGGAACTTAAAGAATCTAGTCCCGAACAAATGCATCGAAGACTAGCTAAAGAATTCGCTAGGATTGAACAGAAATATCCCAATCCAATGTCTGAAGAAGAAATATTTAATCTGTTTGATAGGTTTAAATATGTAGTTCCTCAAGGTAGTCCAATGTTTGGTATTGGCAATCCTTATCAGATATCAAGCTTAAGTAATTGTTTTGTAACCAGCGTTGTAGATAGTTATGGTGGAATTTGTAGGGCTGACGAAAGAATTGTTCAAATTAGTAAACGTAGAGGCGGCGTAGGTTTAGATATTTCACCTCTTCGTCCCAAAGGTATGCCTACTAAAAATAGTGCCCTTACTACTGACGGTATAAGGGTCTTTATGGATAGATTTTCTAATTCATCTAGGGAAGTTGCTCAACATGGACGTAGGGGAGCATTAATGTTAAGTAATTCCGTTCATCATCCAGAGATTCTTAATTTTATTAGGGCAAAGAGAGATTTAACCAAGGTAACCGGAGCCAATATTTCAGTCAGGATTACCGATGAATTTATGAAAGCCGTTAATAAGAAAGAAATTTATGAACAAAGATGGCCCGTAAATAGCGATAAACCACAATTCAAACAAGACGTTAAGGCAAAAGAAATATGGGATGAACTAATAAAATCCAATTGGTTAAGTGGAGAGCCCGGTATATTATTCTGGGATACTATAGTAAAAAATAGTCCAGCAGATTCTTATTCAGATATTGGATATGCCACTTGTTCTACAAATCCTTGCGGTGAACTTCCGTTGGCTGGAAATATGGGGTCTTGTATTTTACTCCTTCAAAATTTGGCATCATATGTATTAAATATGTTTACCTTAGAGGCCAAATTAAACGAAGAGTTATTAAGGATAAACACTCGTAAAGCCCAGAGATTGATTGACGACATGGTTGATCTTGAAATAGAAGCGGTACAAAAAATAATAGAAAAAGTTAAATCAGATCCCGAAGATGAAAAGACTAAAGCTAATGAATTAGATTTGTGGCAAGGGGTTCAAAAAACCTGTATAGAAAGCCGTCGAACTGGTTTAGGAGTTACTGGTTTGGGAGATTGTATTGCCATGTTAAATGTTAAGTATGGTAGTAAGGAATCTATGGAAATTGTTCGTACTATTTTTACTATTATTAGAGATGAGGCATATCGTTCTTCAATTCAAATGGCAAAAGAGAGAGGAACATTTCCTGTTTGGGATAGTAAAAAAGAAAAGGACAATAAGTTTCTTAATAGATTACCCAAAGATATTTTAATAGAGATGGCAAAAACAGGAAGAAGAAATATAGCTTGTCTTACCGTTCCTCCCGCTGGTTCCTGTTCGATACTTACTCAAACCACATGGGGCTTTGAACCTGTTATTTTGGCAGAATATGTACGTAAAAGAAAATTAACCGACAATGATAAAGATAAACCCGATTTTGTAGATGCAATGGGAGATAAATGGAAAAATTATAAGGTTGAACATCCGGGCCTAAAAATATTCAAAAAAATTACTGGTAAAGAATTTAAAGATAGCCCTTATTTTGGAGCACAAGCAGCAGAGATACATTATGAAGAAAGGGTAAAAATGCAGGGGATAGCAACATCGTATATAGATCACGCTATTTCATCAACCATTAATCTACCCGCTAATACCGATATAAAAACGGTTGAAAAACTTTATCAGTTGGCATGGGAAGAAGGATGTAAGGGGGTTACAATTTATAGAGAAGGAACAAGAGATGGAGTGGCAACCAAAGAAGCTTCTACAAACACTAGGGCATGCGAAGATTGTGATGAAGCGGGTAACAAGTTGAGAGAATTAGTTCAGGCTGGCCAACGTCCTACTAAAATTATTCTTTCTACTGCTCCCAAAAGATCTGAAGTGATGCCTTGTGAAATTCATAGAAGTAAAGTCGGAAAAGGAGATTGGCTATTTTTTGTAGGAATGCATAATGAACAACCCTATGAAGTATTTGGAGGTAATAGCAATAAGTTTGAAATTCCTCACAAATATAGTACGGGTTGGATTCTTAAGAATGGCAAAAATAAAAATGGGATAACCCAATATCATTTAATATTAGGTTCTTTGACTGACAACAACGAAAAGCTAGAATTTAAGGATATTAATAAACATTTTAATAATAGGGAATATGGAGCTTTTACAAGAATGGTTAGTTTAGCATTGCGTCATGGAATTCCTATTAGATATGTCTGCGAACAAATTACTAAGACTGGATGTGCCGGGGACCTCTTTAGTTTTCAAAGAGCTATGTCTAGAATACTTAAAAAATATATAGCTGACGGAGAGCTTAGTGGAACGGAATGTCCATTATGTCATTCGGAACAAGTATATTATAAGGGTGGTTGTCCTACCTGTAAAATATGTGGTAATTCTAACTGTAGTTAATTTTTATAAAAACTAGAGGTTTTAGACCCGCTTTTAATGAAATAATTAATAAAAGCGGGTTTTTTGTTTTTATTATGAATACATATAAAATAGCGGTAGAAGATTTAACCAAGCCTCTTATTTTGGATGTTTCGGCAGAGGAAATGTTTGAAGAGCGTTATGCTAAATATTTAAGGGATTTGGAACTGAAAGCCAAAGGATCGGTAGACGACCCTAAAGAAGCCGAAAAAGTATATCGGGAAATTAAAATGGTCCTTGGCGAATTAGAAAAGATGAGGGATGGGCTTAAAGACAAGAAAGCAGTAGATAATTTTCGTTTGAAATTTGAGGGAATATTAAAAAAATATTTTGGAAGGAAATACGCTAAAGAGAAGGCTGAAGAAAGAGAAAAGGAGGGGAAAGATAAAGAAGGGCAAGATGAAACATCAGAAAATCAATTAGTGGCACAACCTCCTCCCTCCATGAGTTCTGGACCTTCTACTTCGACGATTTCTCCTAGCGCCTTAAATAAAGTATATTTTAAAAAAATCATGTCTTTTACTAATCCTCAATTATATACTCCAGAACAAATTCTAGATGAAGATACTAAAAAAGAGATACTAGAGAATTATGCTCAAAATGCAGTAGGGGCCGTTAATCATAAACACAAAAGTCTTAAATATATTTTGGATATACCGAATAGCGAAATAAAAATTACAGATTCTGACATGGTTATAATTAAAATAAAAACAAATGAACATTTAAATGTAACAAACGTTATTCCGGTAGGGATGCTTTGTCGAATATATCCCTATCATTCGGTTGAATTTTATCAGAAATATTGGAAACCCATTGTAGAAAGTATAGGGCATTTCTGTATTGGAAATCCACCTATTTTATTGGCGGTAAATAAAACAACCCTGCCAGACGTTCCTAAAAATTGTAATGCATCCTATGTTTTAAATAGTTGGAATACTGCAAAAAGAGAAAAAGAAAAAATAGCTCTTTCTTTTAAAGGGGAACGCCCTATTTGGATATTTGAAAAGGCCCCTGAATCCGAAGACACAATAAAGTTAGCACAACAAAGTACATCTAAATACGTTGAAACCGATTATTTAAACGCAATAGTTAAATGTATTGATCCAAGCCTAAAATCGCTTTTGAATAGAACGGGGGCGGCGATACAAGTAATTCCTTCAACGGACATTATAGAAATAGATGTTGATTTTGGAAGAGGATTGGGAATAGTAAGACTAACAGAAAAACAGATTGAAATAGTTCCATTGGGATAATTGTAATGATTTATACAATGCTTAAAAAATCTTTTGGTATTTCTAATATAAATTCTATTTTTAGTTTTGAATTTAATTATGACATTATTGACCTTTGCTATGTTAATAATTTTGGTTTTTTCTTTTTAACCAGAGGAAAATATTGTATCGGTCTTATTACGCCTTCGGGGAAAGTAATTTTTCCTTGGATTGGAGAAGCTGATAAGAACGGAAACTTGGATGGGGATCACGCCATTTTTATTAATCCTTCTTCGTTATGTTATTTTGATAACGCTCTTTTTTTAATAGATGATAACGGAAGACAAATTAGGAAAATTAGTCTATCGGCAAAATATGTTTCTTCAATGATATATGAAAAAGAGACAAAGAAATTAAATAATCTTTTTAAAAAACTTTCTAATAATACAGTCACTAGTTGTGACATTAATAATTTTGGAGATATTATCTGGGCCGTAAAGGATCTTAATAGAGTTTTGAAGTTTCGTGGAGACACTCATGAGGTAGAAACTTTTATAGGCGATGGGAGAAGCGGCTTTTCTGTTGCAAACAAACCCAACGAGTGCTCGATTAAATTGCCAACAGGAGTAAAATATGTGAATAATTTTGTGCTATTATGTGATAGCGGGAATCATTGTATAAGAAGCATTGGTAATAATATCGTCAATATTTTTATTGGAAATCCAGCTGTTTCAGGAGATAGCGATGGAACAAAAAATGATTGTTTATTGAATTATCCTTATGGTTTAAAATACGTAAATAATACATTGTGTTTTTTAGATAATCAAAAAATTAAACAATTGTCTCCTACGGATAAAGAAGTTAAAACTATTAGATCGTTTAATAACAAAGTTTTAATAGAAACAGACAAGAAAGATCTGTTTATACTGGAGAGGTCGTTATGAAAAAGAAAGAAATGCTTGCGAGAGATCCATTATCAGAAGCAATAACCTTGATAAATTCTTCTAACCCCGGAGAAGAAAAAAAATCTGAAGATAATTCTGGAGACATAGTAGACATTATGACTTTTTGCGATGATCCAAAATATCTTTATCTTTCTAATAGTAATTTTAATTTATGGGTGCCTCAAAGAATTATATTAAAGTCATTTTATATGGGTACGAGAGGGAATGAAAATCTTAAATTAAATAAGGAAGAATGGGAATGGTTGTATGCCAATGATAAGGATGAGGAACGAGATGGTATAGTCTATCACAAAAATACGAAAGAAGTAATTGAGAAACTTTTAAAAAAGGAAAAGGAAGGTTTCAATTTTACTGAATTAAGTCTATGCGTTGGAAGAAGGGGAACAAAAACTATAATTTCTTCCATTATTTCTGCGTATGAAGCATATAAACTTGCGGTTATTGGTAAAGGTGATCCTCATAAATTTTATGGCATTCCTAACGGAGAAGAAATACTTATAATTAACGTTGCTCTTTCGCAAGATCAAGCTGGAACGTTATTTGGCATGATTAGACAACGTATAATAGATGCTCCTTTTTTCAAGGGACGAAAGGCAAACGAAACCACTACGGAAATAAGAATATATACAAATAAAGAATTAAGGGCTTTAAAAAATGGCGAAAAACCAATGGGGTCAATTAAAATTCTGTGTGGCCATAGTAATCCTGATACTCTTCGTGGGAAAAGCGCAGTATTAATATTATTTGATGAGTTAGCCTTTTATGACGAAACTGGTAAAACACCGGGTTCTACTTTCTATAATGCCCTAGAACCTTCGACAAAAAAATTCAAGAAGTTTGGCGATGCCCGTTTGGTGGAATTGTCTTCTCCTAATACGGCATCAGGTATTTTTTATGACATCCATCAAAGCGCAAAAACTGCAAATCACGTATTGTCGTTTCAATTGCCTACATGGTGCGTTAATATGGACATACCTTATGAGTCTTTGGCAGATGAAAGAAAAAGAAATATAGATAACTTTATTATAGAATATGGATCGCAGTGGGCTAAGTCGGGCATATATGGAAACTATTTCCCAGATGGATTGGTCGAGAGGTGTATTAGAACAGATATTGGCCCCCATGTCAGAATATATCCTAATTTTAATTACTATTTGCATGTCGATCCAGCTTTAAATGGAGATAGGTATGTCGCCGTTTTGGTTGCAAAAGAGTATTATCATAATCATTTGGGGAAAAGGAGAATTAGGGTAAGGCTGGCAAATGTATGGATGTGGCTACCAGAACCCGGAGTAGGATTGTTGTTTAATGATATAGATAAAGAGGTAATTGAAATTTGTGGAAAATATCGCCCATTGGCGGTTTCATATGACCAGTGGAATTGTCCGATGGCTGATGAATATTTATATACTAAAAGAGGAATAATAAAAGCAAGAGATATTGTGCTTGGCGATGTTATATTATCCCAAAATGGAGCGTATAACGGCGTCAAGAATTTAAGATTTAAAAAAGATGTTGCTGGCTATAAAATAAAAACAAAATTTGGATACTCTCTTGAGGCAAATGACATACATCCTGTTTACGTTAAAAATGTCGGATTTAAGAAAATGAAAGATCTAAAGACGGGAGATAGCGTATGTTTAAGTGAAAATAGATATGATTTTGGATTAGTTAACTCTCCCGATGAGGCACTGATGGCTGGCTATATAATTTCTGAAGGATATATAGGAAGTAAGAATAATGATGTTTTCAGGGTGGGATTTACAAATACAAATAAAGATGTGTTAATGGATTATAAAAATATAGCTACAAAGATAACGGGTAAAAATCCGAAAGCACAAGATAGGTATAAAAATCACAAGGTCTGGAAGTCTGCTACTACATATAATTATGGAGATAAAAAGTCTATTTCAATTATTATGGGTTTTATTGGAGAGTTAAAACAATATGGATCAGAATATAAAACCGTACCGTCTTTTGTTATGAGGGGCAATAAAAAAACGGTTTCATCATTTTTATCTTCTTTATATGAGGGAGATGGACATATTAGTTTAAATCCCAACGTACTTAATATAGAATATGATACAACAAGTGAAATTTTAGCAAAAGAAATACAATTGCTTTTATTGGGTTTCGGGATAAAATCATCTTTAAAATATTACACTAATAAATTCTTTAAAGGAAGAAGGTTTCCGTTTTATAGAGTATCCTTATATGGAGACAACATATTAATTTTTAATAAGGAAATAGGATTTAGATCAAGGGATAAAAAATCTAAAATAAAAAAAGCGGTCATACTTCAAAAATCAGACAAGAGATCTATGTATGCTAGGAAGAGCAGAGGGTTAAGAAAAGAGAAAAATAAACAGACAAATAGGGGCAGGTATATGTGGGATAAGATAGTTTCTATTGAACCTAAGATGATTGATATAGTAAATATCGAAGTTGATGGAGACCATACATATATTTCTAATGGCATAATATCTCATAATTCCGTTCAAAGTTTACAATTACTTAGAAGTCACGGAATAAATGCTATTCAAACGTCGTTTAATAGAACGTTTAAAAATAAGATTTATCAGAATCTTAAAGACATGATGTCTTATCAACCTCATCCAGAATTATGGCTATATGACGATCATAGGCTTACATTGGAAATGAAGGCTTTAAAATTTAGGCCTACAATGAGGGGAATAAGCTTGGTTACAGACAAACATGGGGAAATTAAGACCGATGACGTTGTAGACTGTTTGGCAGGTGCGGCAGCTATGGCCTCAGAAAGCGTATTCGCAGCTTTACCATTGACAGTATCGGTGTATACAGGAATGCGATAATATTTGTAGAATAATAAAGGAAAGTAAGAAGTAAATGTTGAAAATATATAAAGAGTATAATTTAGAATCCTAGGAGACTAATTATGAGCGATAAAAAGTTTAATTTAAAAACCTATCAGAAAATTAATGGCGATGAACATATTGACATGCGCCTAGAACAGTCAAGAGAAGAAGCTCCTAATGTTATTAATGAGAAACAATTGGATGTGGGTCGGGTGCAGGAAAAAAATGTTATCACGGAAAAATTACTTGAAGATAAAAGAACTGGCGAAGAAACTGAAATCACCGAAAAGCGATTAGATACTCATAAGCCTAAGTTTGCCAATAAATATCGTAATCCAGAAGCTTTTACGGGCGATATGAATAAATTGGAAGAAAAAAGATTAGAAAATGATCCAGTAGAAAAAGAAAAATATAACCCGGCTTCAGAAGTAGCTTCTCAATTCAGATGGTGGGAAGATGTTAAGAGTCCTGATGGTTTAAAACTGGCTCAAAAAAAAACTAAAAAAATAGCCCAATATGAGCCCGGAGACCTTGGGGATGTCTATGAATCGCTAACAGAGACAGATCCCAGAGAAGAAAGCGAAGAGAGACTAAAGGATTTTGATGAATTTAATGTTACCGATACAACAGACAAACCAGAAGTAGATGAAATAGATGAAGAAAAAGAAGAGCCCCAAGAAGTAGTTACCAACACAGTACAGATAAAAGCCGATAAAGATATATATCAACCTGATCGTCCAGACCTTAGTGGAATTTTCTTCTTGTTTAATTTTGATCCTAGAGAATTTCCTAGATATTTATATAATGATGAAAAAAGTACTCCCGAAACCGTAGACATAGAAAGAAAACAAGATATTATAAATGAAGCCATAGATAAAATTATTGAAAAAAGACCGGAATTAGCTCAAAAATTATCAGAAGTTAAATCAGATCCTAGAGCGTTTGATTTTTTCAGAATAGATGAACAACACGGAATTATTAAGGCGGCATTAGTTGGAGAAGATTGGGTCCCTCTTATGAAAGATTTTACGTCTACTCCTGCTCAAGTGGCTGCTCAAAGAGGTAAAATAACAAGCGAAGATATTGCAGAATTAAGTTATGAAGAGAAGAATATAGACGGAACCTCAATGGGAATCGGAAAACTTCAATTATTAGAAGAAAACATTGCTGACAAAAGTCCCGAAGCCCTTGCAAATATGGCGGTTGAATTTATTAGAAAGGCCCATCCTTCTTTGGACATTAGTGCTGAATCATTGGACCTTTCTAAACTTGATACTGGCGAAATTGTGTATATGGGTTCTGTTTCTCCAGAAGCAATGAAAAATAGAATGTCTGCAGAAGAAGAATTCTCCGCTACAGAATCGCAACTGGATGAACTCGAAAAACAACCAGAGTGGCAACAAATGGGTTATGATTCAGAAGAAGAATGGGCCGAAGCAGAAAAAGAAATGCAAGAATTACCACCAGAAGAAGATGTGCCAATTGTTGATTTGGGAGAAGAGGGTAAAGATGAGTGGTTGGAAACAGAAGAGGAATGGAAAGAACGTCTCAGACAAATGGAACTAGCTAAAAAGTCTAAGAATTCCCCCATAACATCTGCCGTAAAAAAAAAGTAGATAAAGAAAAAATAGAGAAGGCCTACGGATCATTTTTTAAAAATTTCGATGAAAGAAACATTGCTGGTGCTAATCAAGAATTACAAGACATACTAAAAATAGCTTATTTTACTCCTGCAGAAAGCAATCTTTTTACCGATAAAATAAAGAAAGAACTGATGAAAAGGAAAATATCGTTAGATTGTCTAAGATAAAATAATTATTTTTTAGTATGTATTTATTCAATAATCCTGTATAATATATTTATAGCTTATTGTATTTAAATAGGAGAAATATTTATGAAAACAGTTATTGCCGTTGGAAAGACCATGAGCGTTATTTCACTTAATAAAATTGGCGGGTATATCAGGGAAAAAGATCCAACCATTTTAGTAATAGATAGCGCAGAGAAAGAAGCAGAATTAAATGAATTAGTAAACGCTGGTCTTATAGAGATAAGTAATAAAGAGTCAGAACCACCTAAACCACCCGAACCATTAAAACCACCAGAAAATTCTAATAAGAAAACTCTGCAAGAAACACCCAAAAAAGTTGGTCGTCCCAAGGGTTCTAAGGGCAAAATTCAAAAAGCTTCGACCAAAGAAGAATCTAAAGAAGCAATAGAAAACCAAATGGGTAACAGAGTGGTCATCGGAACTGGCTCTGGTACAAAAGAAGGAAGAATGAAATATTCTGCTATAGACGACATCCCAGAAAACGAAAGAACAAAAGCTTCATTAGATGCAATGGAAAAATTAGAGGAAGAAGAAAAAACCGGAAGAAGTAAAGTAGAAACAATTATCGACGAAAGTAAGTTAGATGCATCCGAACAAATGGGAAGGAAAGCAACCATATCTAATCAGGGACAGGCCGAATCCGTAGAAATGAAAAACAGTATTCTTCCTCATTCTAAAGATATTAAAGACGGAGATCCCTTTATTGACGAATCAGAAGCACCCGCTGAAGACGAAGCTGCTTTTATCGATAAGTCAGAAGAAAATGAGAATAAAGACGCCGATGACGACTTTCTTCAACTTTAGAGTTTATTCATAGAGGATTTCTCGCATAACTTTCGAAAGATATTATATCTAATTATGCGAGAAAATATGAATATAAAAAAAGTAGCCCAGAGAACTAGTTTGCCCTTTGATACGAGAAGATTGGATGATAAGCCATCTATTTCTCCTTCCACAAATAAATCAGTAATGCCCTTTAATAATGTTCCCACAATTCGTGATATTATGAATGGGAATGTCAATATTAGAGATGTCTATCCTCATGCTGGTGGAGATTGGAGTCCCGGAGAAGACGTAAGTAAATCTTATAAAGATAGTGGAGACGACTATAAAAGAAGAGAAAAAGACGAACAGATTATTGCTAATATGTTAGACATGGGAAAGACAGATCCCCAACAATGGAAAGTCAAAGTAAGAGGTGGTTCTAAAACATTTATATCATTTAATTTAGCCAGAGATTATGTTAGAGAAAACAATCTTCCCTTTAGTTATATTTCTCGTGTTGCCCAAGCCCAACCCAATAAAACAGGTATAATAGCTGATTCCCTTAATAAAACATTTTTGGTCAAATCAATCGATGCCGTTAATGGAACTATAGAAACAGGATCTGCATTTTGTGTGGCTCCTACGTATTTTATTACTTGCGCCCACGTCATAAAGAGCTATAATAAGTATCAGGAAATAAACCCTGAGGTTTTTTCTGATGCTATAGTTAGTTTGGTTCAGGGTGGCACAGAACAAAGGGCCATACTTATTAATGCTGATGCCAAATTAGATATTGCGTTATTAAAATGTAATATAGACGTTGAACCATTAGAAATGGAAACAGAGATTATGGTCGGAGAAGAAATAGTTGCAATAGGAAGCCCACATGGTTATGAAAACAATGTCTCTACTGGAACATTGGGTTCTGTAGGAAGAAAAGTATATTTTTATAAGGGTGCGCCAGAATATATGTTTATTGATTTGTCTGTTTTTCCGGGATCGTCTGGTGGACCCGTTCTAAAAGCAGATACTGGTAAGATTGCGGGAATGGTGACATTGATAATTTCGGCAGGCGGTGGAAATTATGGATTAAACGCTGCTTTGCCAGCTTCTTATATAAAAGAATTCTGTAGAACCAATATTAAAAATTTTAGTAAATAATTCAACGAATAAACTAAAGGAGAAAAACAATGAGTCATTGGCAAAAAGGCAAGATATCTCTCAAATGCAGTCTTGGTATTCTTCAAAGAGCCCTTATAGGTATTATGCCTAGATGGGAAAAACATTTGGAAGTTTCTAAGGATGGCGTTCTTACTCTAAATAGCGGTTCTCAAGGCCCTAAAAATGGTTACAATATAGCCATAAGAATGAATGACCATTTAAATATTAGAGGAGCAGATGTAGGATTCAAAAAAGAAAAGGATGGCACTTGGTCCGTTTCTTATGATATGTTGCCTCTTGATATGCAAGATATTAATGGGGCTCTAATTTTGGAAGTGTCAAAAATGAGGGCTAGGGCACTTGCCAATTATCAAAATTTAGAAATTGTGAGAGACGAAGAAGAAGGGGACGAACATGTAATTGAATATCTTGTTCCTGTTTCTCGTAGAAATAAAAAGACGGCCATAAAAGCATAGGAGAATAACATGGATAAATATATTAAAGTACAATTAAGAATGGACAAACATGGTCGTTTTACTAGAAAAATTATCAGGGATGGCCAATCTACTTGTGAATCAGGAGACGACAGGGTATTCTTAGATGAGTTATTGAATTTGGAATTGCCTGATTTTGAGGGAAAGTTCGGAGAGGTTACTATGGATGGTTTAACAGAAGAAGGAGAATCAGCGGTTAATTCTGATATTAAGACCATCAGAGCACCCGAATGGACTCCCGAACCAGAAAATAACGATATTCCAAAGAGCAAGAAGGGTAGAAACAAGGAAAAGATGGGTTTAGGTTTTGGATTATAAATAATATAGTATCCGAAAATAAAAAGCTGAAGTAATTTGATTTGCTTCAGCTTTTTTGTTTTTAGACATAGGATATTGGAATATAACAATAGAATAATTGTATAATAAGGTAAATTATGAAGATACACAAGATAGGACAGGATTATCAAGGTTTTTATAGCGGGGATGTTCCAGAGCAAGCGCTTGGTTATTTGGGTACTAGTGTAGTAGATTCGTCACAGGTTAATGCGGTATTTGGAAAGGCGAATGAAGCTATCAATTTAGTAAACAGATTTAATGGTTCGTTATTACTTAATATTTCTTTTGTTTTTAATTTTTCCAAGGGTGGGGCTTACGGCGTTTATCTTTCTGAATTAGACAGGGCAATTAAAACCAAGGCTCTAAAAAAACAACTTGAGCAGAAGGGTTATGAAGTTAGAGAAACCCAAAATGGACTAACTGCCTTCCCAAAAAAAGGACAAGAAAAATCTTCTGAAGAAATACAAAAAGACATCGATCAATTATATGCCCAGTTACAATCAAAGGGTGGAACTGCAATAGGAGTGAATGTGGCTTCGGTACTTAATGCTGCAAAGATGGATGCCGCAGAAGTAAAGTCTCCAGATCCAGATATGTGGCAATGGATAGCTCTTCTTCATTTGGGAGGAACAATTGTTCACGAAGCAGTACACGCTCAAGGGCATATGGATGAAGGCCCGTCCGAAGCCGCAGAAGAAAGTTTTGTACAATGGGCGTTACCTCAAATTAACGAGCAGTATCGTCAAAGTATGGAAAGCGCAGGTAAAGGAGATCAATTTGCTCCTTTAACTCTTACTGGCAGAAAGAGGCATGCCAAAACGGGAAATTGGTATAAAACAGCTCAGCAGTTAAGCTATTATGTTCCTCGACATTTTATACAGCCTTCAAGTGGTTCGGATTTAAGCGGTAGATTCCCAACAGGAGTTAAACCAGATGGAGATATGAGTTTAGGTGCGTGGTCTATGATGGCGCAAACCGGACAGGATATTCCTATTGAAAGTAGGTTGGGTAGGCAGTTTATGTCTCCTTTGCCTAATGATTTAAGTCAGGAGCATGACATTTTGGAAGAACAATTAAGAAAGTATACGAGAGAAGATAAAAAGTTAGATCCCAAGGCCAGCATGAATGAATTGTTATCTGAGGGATATGATGAAAACAGAGATTATATTACGTTAGAGGGATTGCTAGAAGAAAAAAGACCCAAACCGTTAATGGTTCCTCTGAAGAAAAACGTTTTGGCTCATAAGGTTGCGAATGTACAGCTTAAAATAACTCCTTTTATGGCAGAAGAATTGGCGATAGATTTTGAAAACTATGAAGAACATTTTGATGATAACCCCAATAATCCTGAAATGCAGGAAGAAAAAGTACTATATGAAAAATTTAAAAAAAATGATTTTAATTTTACCGACAAAGAATTAATTATGATTGGCGAATCTCTTATCGGTATGGATGATAAAGATGTTTTTACATTTAGCCCTAAGGCCAGAAAACAGCTTTTTGATATAGAATTACAATTAGGAATGTGGACGCCTATAACCGATGAAAGGGCGAAAGAGTATGTTAGAAACGGACTGGGTGTTAGAATGAGTCATTTTCCAAAAGTTAATGGAGTTAGATATGATTTTAACAACGAATGGGATAACAAATATGGTCACATTCCATCTAAACCCGTTCAAGTATTTCCAAAACCTATTACAGAAATTCCCGATAGTTCTAAGACTGCTAACACCAGACAGGATTTTGTAAAGACCGCCACTCTTTTTGGATGGATGAATAATTTGCAAATTTCAGATGGCAGTACTATTCCGGGTTTGGGTGACAGAGTTATGGCTTGGGAAGATAGAGATGAAGATTTTTCAGAAGAAGAGAGCTGGATTAAACATCAACCTAGATATAATCCGGAGTACGACATTAAGGGATTTTATTACAGATGGATTGAGCCTCGTTTTCGTCCTCAAACATTTGACGATATGACCAGAGATGTTACTAACACACATCCTGCCAAGAGATTCGCTTCTAGTAATCAAGATAATGGAAGTATTTCTAAAATTTATTCTGTATTAAGCTCTGCAAAATCACAAATAGCCAAAAAAGAAATTCTTGCTACCAGATTTATTGTCACCGAAGACGTTATTCCTATTATTGATAAAGTGTGTCAGGGAAATGAAATAAAAATAAACGTCTTTCATTTTGGAGAAACGGATAAAAAAGAAGAAATATACGCTGTTTGGCTTTTAAGTCCGGAAATTGGAGAAGAAAAAATAGAAAAAATAGAACGCCATCTTCAGAATAAAAGTATTGACAAAGATAACGTTGATGAGTTAATTGATGGCATTTTGGGAATATCTAAGCAAAAAGAAAACGCCGTTCAAGAAGTCTTTTCAATAGTAAAGATAGCTTGTAAAGAATATGGCTTTAAGGATATATATATAGTTGGTTCATATCCTAGAGATTTAATAACTAAAACACCTTACTATTTGGTGGAAAATTTAGATTTTGCTGGTGGTTGGGCTAGTCAGAATATTAAATTGGGAAGCCTAGTTGCAGAAAAATTAGGGATATCTAAGGTTAATATCAGTAATAAAACTACATCTCTGTCTTTTGTTTATAAAGATATTAGAATTAGTTTTAACGGAGATTATGCCCCCACGGAAGTTAAGGTGGCATTGAAAAACCTGAAGGTTCCAGAAACGGCGCTTTCATTGGATGTTTGCAATAGAGATTTTACTATAAATATGCTTGCTTATGATATTAATACCGATAAAATAGTAGATGTCTCTGGTCTTGCGTTAAAAGATGTAAAAAATAAAATCATCAAAACATTTTTAGATCCTAATTATGTTTGTCAGCAGAATCCAATAATTATTCTCAGGGCAATTAAACTTAAAATAAGATATGGATATGATATCGACAGGGAATTACAGGGTGCCATGATGAAAAATGCCGATCTGCTTTTTGATGGTAGATATTTAGAAACAGATCTAATTATGGCAAGGGAAAATGTTAAACGAGAAGGAAAGAAAGAAGCAGAAGAATTATTTAAGATTTTTCGTTTGGATTTATTAGAAAAAATAAAGTAAGGAGTTAATTATGCCACTTCCAATTAAATATGTACCAGATCTTCAAAGAGAGGATAAAAATTACGGAATTGATTATTCTTTTCTTGTTACTCAACCAGCCCCAAAAAAAACGGTCACAGCCAATAATAAAGATGCGGCGTTATTATTTGAATTATGGTCTAAGTGCGAAAGAGGAAAGGGTCCAGATGATATTAAAATAGGTTCTTCGGTGCCAGTAAATCCTAGAGATTTGCTCAGACTTAAAACCATGGGATTTTTGGCTGGTGCTGGTGACGATTTGAGTTTTACCAGAAAGGGAAAACTTGTAATCACTACTATGGCCTTGGGAGAAGAAAGTCAATTTGATAAAAAAGCTACTCAGAAGAGCTATTCCGAAATTTTGGCCAGTATGAATAAGAGGGGAAAGAAGGGATTTAGAATTGCTGGAAGTGATCCTAAGTTTGCTACGAATAATACAAATAGATTGGATCTTAGGAAATAACTAATGGAAATCTACGCCGAAATTAGTAACGGGTTGGCCGAACAGATAGAGGGTGGAAAAAAATACGATCTCCCAGAAGGAGTGGCTGTTCGCAAAACCGGAAGAAGGGCATATTTTTTTGATTGCGACGAAGAAACAAGAGAAGAATTAATCGAATTTTTAGAAAACAACGGAATATCTTGGCAGGACAACGATGAACCGACCAATAAAGAAGAAACCAAAAGACAAAATGGTATGCTAGATTTGTCTTGGAAGGGAAGGGATCTAGCTTGGACGGGAAAAGATAAGGCGTGGACGGGGAAAGAAGAGAAAAAAAAGAAGAAAGAGAAAGATCAGGGGTGGGCAAATCAATATTAGGCGGTGTCATGAAGAATCTTTTTGTAGAGTTAGCGGATACTCATCTTAAAAGAGAGATGGGATTAATGAACCGCAAACATCTCTCTAAAAACAACGGTATGCTTTTTAAATTTCCCTATAATACCAGACTAAGTTTTTGGATGAAAGACACCTATATTCCATTAGACATAGCTTTTTTAGACGAGGCTGGAAAAATATTACAAATAAATGAAATGATACCCCTAAGTACTAGACCAGTTTATTCTAGCGGTCCTTGTAAGTATGCACTAGAAGTAAATAGGGGATGGTTTGAACAGAATAACATCAAAGAGGGCCAATATATCGGAGGCAAAGGTATAAGCTGTCAGAGAAAACAAGCCCAGATAACTCCTGTACCACTTTCTAATACACCTCCTATAGATACTACAGAAGGGCAAGACAGCGCCAATCCTCCAGCTCCAGCGCCCGATGTCACCTTAAATATGTCTATTAAAGAAAGATTAGAACAGGCCCACATGAAAAATCAAGATCTTATTATTATTTATCAAACAAAAAGTGGTAAAACGTTGCCTCCAAAGGTTATTTCTCCTCCATTTGTCTTTGAACCTAATGAGGAAGGCCATCATGACGCAGTGGTTAAAGCATGGGATAATCAAGATGCTGGTTGGAAAAGCTTCTTGGTAGATAACATTTTGAACCTTGAAGAAAAAAAATAATTTAAGAAGGAAATGGGATATAGAGAATAGAAAAATATAGTAAGTTTAAAAAAGCGGAGAATTTAATATGAATAAAACTTTTAATTTAAAAAAATGTATCAAGAAAGCCTTCTATGATGATGGCCGTGGATATATGGTAGGTCAGTCTAGGGCTTGGATGAATTGTTATAAACAGAAATGCGACCAAAAGAAACGACCTCAGGAAGCTTGGACGGCCTGTATGGAAGAGTACCAGAAGTCGGCCAATAAAGGCAAATGGATGTTAAATTATAGTGGAGCGAAAGACGAAGGGGCTAAACCTAACCTTAGCGCCAAAACCCCCGCTGCCCAAGAAATAATCGGGAAAGATAAATAAGTTAAATTTAAGAAGGATTTTTATTTCTTTTAAATGAATAAAAGAAAGGTAGTTCAAATAGTAAATAATTCAAAATTAAGGAGAATGATATGACTATGATAGTTCCTGCTGGTAATAAGAATGTTGAGTGGAGTCCTAAGGAAACAGTATTGACGAAGACCGCTTCTGCTGGTGCGGAAGTTCAAGAAGAAGTTAATCCTCTTTATGAAGCTGCTAAAAAATACGCAGAGTCAACAAGAGTTTGTGAAAAATGTCATAAGCCCGGTGCTCTTTGTGAATGCGCAAAAAGTTCTTCGAAGGGATCTTCGGATGTTAAGTCAGCTGCTTGTATGGCAGACGAAGTTGCCGTTGTAGAAGTAGATGACGGCGCTGTGGTTGATGGAGCTCCTGAAGCTGGAAAAGATCCGGTTGAAGTAGCCGTAGAAAAGATTGAGGAAGGCGTAGCCGAAATTAAGGATGCTCAAGGTATTCCTGAAAAGACCGAAGGTGCTGACATCAAGGTTGAGGATACTGGTGAGTCTAAGTCTCTTGATATTCCCGGAAAGGAAGTTCAGGATAGCGAAATTATAGTGAAGTCTGAACCCGCAGATGCTTGCGCTTGCGCAGCAGCTGCAAAATCAGATGCAAAGTCTGATGCCGCATCTAGTTCAGATGCAAAGTCTGATAAGAAATCAGATCTTAAGGCGGAAGTTAAGGAAGAAGTTAAAGTTGCGGCTTCTGCTGCATCATCTTCTTCAGATTGCAAAGACGCCGCATCTTCTAGTTCAGATGCAAAGTCTGACAAGAAAGCGGAAGTCAAGATTGAATTGGAAAAAGCAGCCAGCGTAGAAGAAAAATTCTGCAAACTTTCTCATATTAGTCCTGCGAACAGAAAGAAAGTAACAGATTATTGGGTTAATATGCTTAATTATCCTAAGGACTTTGTTGCGCTCATGGTCAAAGACTATGAGAAATAATTAGTAGTTGATTGAGTAAATAAAAAAGCCCTCGAATAAAATCGAGGGCTTTTTATTTTCTTGTTTTTTCTGTATAATAGTATATAATATTGCATAAATTAATGTTAATGAGGCAAATTATGGCTAATAATGAACCGTTGAATTATATATCGTTGATAGAAACAAGTCCTAAATTTCAAAAACTTAGAGTCGAATGTCAATCAGTAGTTAAACTTTCTCTTACGGGAATAACTAATCTTATTGTTAATTATGAAGATCCAAGTATCGTTGATTGTTTTCTTAATTCTTGTTTTAGAGTAAATGAAGTTTATCACGGAGCTAGGTTGCTAGATGCCGTTGAGTTACAAAGAGGTATGCCCGGAAGAGGATATGCAACTCAATTTCTAGATGAACTTATTTTTGGAACTTATGAATTAGAGGGAGATAGCAAAGAATTAGGGGCAAAAATTCCCAAGACCGATCCTAAAACCGGAAAAAGGATGAGGAATAGAGATGGGTTTGTTTGGAGAAAAGAGATAATGAAACAAACGGCAATAGACAAGCTTCTGATTATTAAAAACATAGATTATTGCATGGATTTTTGTAGCGAAACACCCGGAAAAGTAGATCCTAAAAATTTGTGGATATTTGACAATTTTAGAAATCCCAGCGTAAAAATGAGATGTAGAATGTTGTTAGTCACGAATGAACCCTTAAAGTTTCCTTTTAAAATTCGCACACTTAGAATAGATTCAATAGATGAATTCGAAGGAAAATGCGTTGTTAACAGCTTTAAATCATTGTATGAAAGAAAAGGACAAAAATTTTCCTTAAACGATACACAGGAAAAACAAATAATAAGAAAACTATGTGGTAGTACTTATACCGAAGCTGGAGACGCTATTGCCGAAGCCTCATCAAAAGCTCTTATCGCCAGTTCAAATGAAATAGACGCTAGTAAGGTAGTTAAAAATCTTAGGGAAAAAATAAATCGAAATCTTATGGAAGAAGCTTCAGGGCTTTCTCATTTAATAGCTAAGCCTTGGGAAGATTATATATGTCCTGAAGCTAGTAACTTTACATATGATGTCAAAAAAATAATCAGAGATTTTAATGAGATTAATATTCTCAAGGAAAAAGACAAAGAGAAACTCAAAAATAAAGAAGATGATGCCTTAGTAATCCAAAATATCGAATCCATAAGATCTAGAATGCCACATGTTATAGTCCTTTACGGGAAAGGCGGCGTGGGTAAGTCTGCATTCCCTATTCATTTTGCTGGATTGCTTGATTTCGACGCATGGGATTTTAATGTTAATACTCTTCATAATATGTATATAGGGCAGAGCGGAGAACGTGCTAGAGAATCATTGGCAAGAATTTCCAAGGCAAGTCATTTAGTAGTTAGGATAGACGAATATGACAGGGCTATCGGGTCAGGAGCTTCTTCGGGTCAAGACATGCATGCGGCCCATAAACAAGTTGAAATGGAAATAATGAATTGGTTGCAAAATTTACAAGAGGACAACTTATTTGTAAAAAACGATATTTTCATTGTTCTTACTACGAATCATAAAGAAAATATCACTGGGCCGTTACTTAGATCTGGAAGAGTAGATTTGGTAATTGACATAAGCGAATTTGACGACAAAAGTATGAGAGAAACGTTTATATCTGCCCCTAGAAGAATGAAAAATAGGGGGTTGTTTACTCCGGTGGGATATGCCAGTTTTGATGATTTTTCCAAGGCTATAGATAAACTGGACCTTTCTAAATTGACACCACTTGCTGCTCAAAAGGGCTTTACCGTAAGAGATATAGATACCTTACTTATTGAAATGGCAGCACATGACTATTATTATAAAAAGTATAATAGCGGCATTCCTTGGTGTACTGATACTTTCCTAAAAGTCCTCGAAAACAGTACTGGTTCTATGACGGATGAAAATACTAATGAATTGGTCTTGGGAGATAGATTTTTAACGGACGATAAGAAAAAAGACCCCCAGATCTTTTTTGATTTTCTAAAGGACTATGCTACTGAATTTGACGCAGAAAAGTTTAAAGAAATAGAATTATTTAAATAATTCCTTCTTCCTCATTCCCTTACCTGTATAATAACTTAAGAAATGTAGAGGTTTTTCTATATTTCCCATTGAACTATTCTATAATCTGCAAAGGATTTTTGTGTTTTATGTCGAATAATTAATATGCAGGAAATAGGCTATTAATCGGAGAAAAATTATATAAGTGAATTAAACGTAAAGGAAGAATTATGAAAATATACAGGGCTGCTGATGACAAGATGGTGCCTACTTGGGCTTTTGCAACAAAGACTGAATCTTTTGACAAGGAAACAGTAAATCCTCAAGAGGCCGAAAGAATTTTAAATATGTCTTGTAATATTGATGAAGATGGGCTTGTACTAGAAAGAGACAAAATAGAAAAATGTGCCTCTACTAAAACACCATATCATTATAATGTTCAATGGCCAGATAAAGTAAAATCAGAATTAAAAGAATATGCTTCGGTTTGCAAAATGGATATGTCTAATTTTCAGGCAGTCGATCCAGCTTCTCTAATTGATAAAATAACGGTTGTTAAGGCAGCTTCCTCAGAACCCATGGTTAAAACTGCGTCGGCAAATTTAGTTCTTAATGATCCCTTTAAACTAGATACTGCTGGCGATAATCCTCATATGGTTAAAGAAAATTGGCAAGACGTAAAAAAAGAAACTATACTTGCAGAAAGACCAGCTATGAAGGGTATTGTTCCTATTAGGGGTGGAGAAGACTATTTTATTAATCCCGAAATTAGAGTTACAAAAGGGCAAAATAGTATAATAGATCCTAATGCTATAGGAAAATTATCGGAAAGTACTGTTGAAGATACGGGAGCCAGATTACAGAGAGAAAAACAGGAAAGAGAAGCAGCTAGGGAAGAAGAACACAAAAAATGGCAAGAAGGAAAAGCCATGCCTAAAGATATAACTGCTCGTTCTGTATTTCAAACCGAAAGCCTTAACGCTCAGCCCGGAATCAGAGGTAACGTTTTTGATTTTACAACCGTACCTGAATTGACAGATGGCGAAAAGTTACATGAGGCCAACGAAGATAGAAGAAGGCAGATAAGGGGAGAAGATAAGAAAAAACATGAATTCACAGTCGAAAAGAATCCTACTCCTAAAATATCTGATACGTTTGCCGAAGAATTGAAAAAATATTTAAAAACCTAAATGGAGATTAGAAATATGAAGCTTAAAATGTCAAAATCGCAGTGGGAAAGGATAGGTAAGAAGGTGGGTTGGATGGAAAAAAGGGCTGCGGTGACTCGACAGTTTCCAGCAAAATTAAATTTATATGGAGGAAATAACGCCGTTCAGCAGGGTGCAGCAGGACAACCATTTACATTAGAGGTTGAGATTCAAATTGGCCAGAACACATATCAAATTCCATTGGGCCAAAATATACCAGAAACACAAGAATTATATCAGGTTATTGGAGAATTTGTTAAACAACCTGCGCAAGTCGCCCCTGTTAACGATGTTATAACTAAAAATGTGCCTCCTGCTCCCACTAACCCTTTGACTTTGCCCTAATAATATGAAAATCTATCGTATAGCAGTATTAGCAGATGATATGGAAAAAGCTTACGATGGATTGAAAGAAGCGTTAGATTATTTGGGCAAGAACGATATCGGCAAAACTAAAAATGAAATTAAGAAGGCCCTGAAAAAGTTAGAACAGATAAGGCCTCATTTAAAAGATAAAGATAAACCGACAGCTAGTGGATTAGTGAGGAAAAAGTAATGCAGTTTTTTACAAGTCCAAATGATTTAAAAGAGTGGGTGAGACATCAAAAAACGGCGAATGAGGCAGCTTTAAAATGTTTGCAAGTAACTGGTCAAAAAGACGAGAAGGATATTGCAGAGACTTGTAAGAATATATTTGAAGGTGATGAAAACGCATCTAATGTTTTATTTGGTATTTTAGCCAAATATAATTTAACGCAAATAAGAGAGGGTAAAAACATGACAGATAAACTTGTAAAACAGGCTCAAATCATCGGAAGAGATGCGCCATTATATGCTAATATGGATTTTAAGGTGTGTCCAAAACTTCCATTCAGCGTAGGCAAACGAATGATCAGTACCTATAATTGTCGTAACCAGTGTTTAGACAGTATAGTTTTTGACGACGATCCCAATAGAGTTTATTGCGCAGAAGCTCTTTGGCGTAGGCATGTAATGGATAAGTTTTCAAGAGAATTTAAAAATAAAGAAGGTAAATGGGTCGGTGGATATATTGGCGAAAGATTTCAGATAATGGGAGATGATGGTGGAAATCAGATGCAGTTAGCTCACGGAGAAAGAACAAGATTGCCAAGGCCTCATCAATATTCTACAGAATCAAGATTAAGTGAGGCTAGGGGAGAAGATCTTACTTTTCATACTGCCTCAAGTACTAAAATGGTAAAATTAGCTTCTGTTGAAACTGAAAAACCAGATAAAGTTGAGCAAATGTTCGGAGACATGATAGAAATGAAAGAAGCTGGATTGTCAGACGAAGATATTATTTGCAAGGTTGCTGATCATTATAAGAAGACTATTCCAGACGTAGTGATTGTTCATAAAATGGCAATGAAATCCTTAAAGGGCCACGATGGAATAATTTATGCCCACGATAATTCTAGCTTAAAAAAAAATGCTCAAATAAGTCTTCCTCCTAGATCAACAGTTAGAGCAGTACAAGATATTCCGGTAATACTTCTTAATGGACAGAAAAGTACTATGCCTATGGGCGAAACCGCTATCGTAGAACCCGAAAGATTTAACAACAGAACGGTATTTAACTTCGATGGCCAAAAATTTGTTCTAGGAGAAATGGTCAACGAAACGGCTGTGTTTAGACCCCTAGATGATGACCAAGGAATGATACAAGAGGCCGCTGATGAAGTTGGTTTGAATGAGGGTGCTTCCGCCGATAGAGCTAATGATGATTTTCCTGTAGTAGAAAAATAATACACTAATTAATTACACTAATTATGTATAATATAGATAGTTAGTTAAATTGGAGAAAATATGGCAAACGGCGGATTTATTCAGACCAATAATTTGGGCGAAACTTTTAGAGCTTTGCGCAATCAAGATCCTTCAAAGATGAGAGAAATTATTGTTCCCGGTAGTCCTGAATATAAATCTATTCCTTCTCAAAATTATGCTCCCACCACTTCTTCTCACGGAGCTTTTAATGCTGGAATGAATAGGTTTGCTGGAGCCTCTAGTAATTCTGGTATTGTTTATGGCCAACCGCAATTTTTCTCTCCGGTACACACTCCGATCAACTGGCAGATTCCTTCTAAGAGATTGGAACAGTATCAGTGGGCTAGATTTTTTTACGAGAATGAACCTAAAGTAGCCTCTGCTATCGATTTTTATTCTTATTTTCCAATGAACGATTTTGAAAACGAATGTAAGGATAGAAAAGTTAAAAAATATTTTGACACGATGAAGAAAAGGTTGGATTTAGGAAAGTGGTTAAGGTTAATGAGTCACGAAATCCATCTTTTGGGCGATTGTTTTCCGCTCATAGAAATTTCATGCGAACATTGCGGTGGATCAGGACATACCGGAGATGAAATTTGCGAACATGATGGTGGTACAATTCGTCGTATTGTCCTGTTAAATCCTGATTTTGTTGAAGTTATTGCTCCTCCTTTAAATCCTGAACCAATGATTGCTCTTAAACCAGATGAAGAATTAATTAATATGGTTCAGAGGAGAACGCCCGGATATGAAAAATTGACTCCAGAAGTAAGAGAATTAGTAGCTTCTGGAAAACCCATAAGATTAGATAACAGGAATGTTTTTCATCTTAAATACGGAGAAAGTGGATATGCTCGTTATGGAATAGGAATGGTTAGAAGATTATTTCCTATTTTATCATATAAAACCAAGTTGATGGTTGCACAGTGGATCGTCGCAGAAAGATTGATTGTTCCTATAAAAATTGTTAAGGTAGGTAGCGAAGAAAGACCTGCTGGCCCTGCAGATATTGCTGCCGTACAAGAACAACTGGCGCAAACCGCTAATGATCCTAATTTAACTATCGTCACCCATCATGCTTTTGAATTAGAGTGGTATGGAGCTGCTGGTAAAGTTCTAACCCTTTCCAATGAGTTTGAATTAATTAATCAGGAAATACTTGATGGTATGATGATTAATAACGCTCTATTAAATGGAGAAGGTCCCAATTTCTCAAATGCCGCTGTTGGTATTGAGGCAATGATAGAAAGACTTCAAACTTTCAGGAGAGAAATTGCTAATTGGATCGAACAGAAGCTTTATTTACCAGAGGCTAAGAGACAAGGATTTATTGACGATAATCCTAAGGATATAGATGAAGAAAGTGAAGAGGAAGAATATGTTTATCCTAAAGTTAAATGGAACTCAATGCATCTTAGAGATCAGCAACAGTTCCGTACATTTGTTTTGCAGTTATATGAAAAAGGATTATTGAGCGCCCAAACAGTATTAGAGGCTTTTGATTTCGATCCCGATCAGGAAATAGAAAGAAAGAGATATGACGCTGTTCAATTGATGGGAATGGGCGGTGGTGCTGGTGGCGGAGCTGGTGGTATGGGCGGCGGATTTGGAGGCGGAGGTGGCGGAGCTGGTGGTATGCCTCCAATGGGTGGTGAAATGGGTGGCGGAGCTGGTGGTATGCCTCCAATGGGTGGCGAAGCTCCAATAGGTGCTCCTCCTGCAGGCGGCGGTGCTCCTCCTGCTCCTATGGCAACTGAAAAAATGAGTATTACTGCTCAACAAGATATGACAGCAAATCCTTCTCAATATGGTGGGAAAATTTTAAAAAAAAAGACAAGAGAACGTTTAGATTCGCAGAAAAAGAAACTTTATAAGCCTCAAGATTCAGACCCAGCTAATATGCCCGGAATGAGAGACGCCAAGGGAAGAATAGTTTTTACTAAATGCGAAAGACAGCTGGTTTCCGCCTTATCTGATAATCAAAAAAATGGACTAATAAAATATCCAATTGTTCCTCAATTTCCTGTTAAATTTGGCAATATTGAATACCCCATAGATTTTGCCATTAATAACTTAAAAATAGGAATAGAGGCAGACGGAGAGACTTTTCACTCGTCTCCCAAGCAAATAACTCATGATAAAGAAAGAGATATGAAATTGGCTCAGGCTGGTTGGACTATTTTGAGATTTAAAGATGACGAAATAGATAAAAATATTAGTGGGGTAATAAGAACTATTCTTAAAACCATAATGCAAAAAGAAGCCATCATTCAGAAAAACAATCCTTCTCCAAATAAATAAAGGATTTTCTAGCATTAATGTTGAAAAAATTAAGAGAGTCTTTTTATCTCTTGGAGAAGCATGAAGGTAATTGCTAAAGAAAAATTAGCAGAAAAAAACATAAGGTGGACCGAAGCTTACACCGATAAAACTTTATTTTTGAAAGAACAGTTCGAAGATGTCGTTGGTCCCGGTAGTTATTTTAGATTCGAGGGAAACGATCTTGATAGCAAAGCAGAATATTATTGCATAATTAGCCCAGCAGGTATACATAAACCTAGGGCCAAATTTTTTGCAGGAGTAAGAAGATTGCCAGCAACATATTCTGCTGGAGGAAAATATTTTGATAGTATGGATGGTGCTGCAAATTATGCGGTTGAGACATGGGGAGTTCCACGTCCTAAAAGCATGAAGCCATATACTTCGGCGGCTCTGTTTGGTATAGCGGGTAAAGTAGACAAGTGGAAACATAGAAAGGAAAAGCGAGAAGAGGAATAGATATGAAGATATTTAATCTTTTTAAATATTGGAATATGATTAGGGAAGCGATGGGAGCAATACCCTATGTTAATAAGAGATGGGACGAAGAATATGTGTTGTGGGATGTTGAAGACGACCCTAACGATGTATCTAAAATTCAAATACCTCAAGAAGTAGCCGATCAAGATATCTCTACTTGGACAGAAGCCTTTTATAAAAACGCCGCCTTGCCAATGTTAGCAACCGAAGCCAAAAATATGAGACAGAAAGCCATAGGACAAACAATTAATTTTTATGGCCTTTCACAGGACGAAGCTTCAAAAATATGCAAATCATTCGTAGCATATAAGCCCGGATATGAAGGTTATATTATAAGTATTGCCCCATATATCAGTGTTGGTTCTAGACACGGATTAGGACACGTTATAAGAGAGGCTGAATATGGATTTTATCTAGGAACTCTTTCAAGACTTCCTATGACCCCAGCAAAAGTAGTAGGTTCAGCCAATCAAAGAGTTATAAAATGGAACAGAACCTTTGAAAATGAATTAGGCCTTACTCCAGATGATTTAAAATTGTCTATTATGGCCGTAGAAGATGCAACTGCCGATAATTCTGAATCTATTATGTCGGCCAGCGAAGAGGAAGAAAAAGAACTAGCCCAAATACCCAGTCTTGACCCCAAAAGCAAGGAATATATAAGCTTTTTTCAAGAATGGGAAAAAGATCCTACCCAGACATGGCTTAATTTTAAGGGTATGCAAATAAAATTTAATCCTAAAGGATATGATAAATTTTTAAGAAAATTTGCCGCTCCTTGGTACGATAAAGCGCTTTTAAAGGCCGTTCCTGCAAAAAACAAAAAAAATAAAAAGGGATTAGAGGCACCCAAGAGAGGATATGAAGGGGCAATGGATAGGGCAGAAATAAAACAAGAAGTAGCAAGAAGTAAGGGACAAGAATTTACCAAAGAACAGTTTAATGCATTAGTTTTAGAAGAAAAAGAAGCGTTGAGAAGAGAAGCCCTAACTAATGCTAATTTAATGAGAAAAATATATTTAAATACCAAAGGATGGATGAAAGAAGATCTGACGTCAAACGATCCTGCGGTTCGGGCTATGGTAGAAAACGTTCAAGTACCCTATAAATATGATATCGAGGCACAGAAAAATGACGAAGAAATAGAAGGTATTCCTCCAAAATTAAGAGGTGCTACTTATAAAAAAGAATATGTTAGATATCTACAATCTACATTACCTAATCCTAGCTATAAATGTTTTCAGGGACCATTCGGAGCGCAGGAAGCCACCAGTGTACGTCAATCTATAAAACAAAAAGAAGCCAATATAAAATTATTAAATGAAGTGTGGAGTCTCAAAAATGATCCTTATTTAAACGAACCAAGATCTTATGAGGATATCGCCGCAATAATGAATAAAACGGTTAGTAGAAAAATGAAAGGAAAATACGCCTATACTCCTCAGAAGATAGAAGAAATATTAAATAAAATTGAGGCTAATCCTAAAATTTTACAAATTGGAGATACTGAGGAAGAACCCGAAGTTCAGGAATTATCTGAGACCCAAGAATCGGCCCCGGAAAGTGAAAAAGCAATTAGTACATCTGTTAATTATCATGATACTCTAAATCAGGCTATAAATGCGGCAAGAGTTACATTTTCAACCGCTGTTAATCTAGATCCACATCATGGCTATAATGTCAGCCCAGCAAGTCAAAGGGCCATAGAGGTATTTAATACTCCATACGAATATACTAAAGAACAATTAAAAACGGCCAGAATAAGATTGCTTGTGTTAAAAATAAAAGGTGGGCTAAATGTTCCTACATACGTAAAACATGTTAGTGACGCCGATATGGTATTTGCAGTAGAAGGAAAAATTAAACAAGGTATACCAGATGAAGAGATAGTGGCACAATTAATGAATGGTAACGTTCCAGATACTACTGTCAAAGCAAAAGAAGAAATACCTCCGAAAACGAAAGACGAAGAACCCGCTCTTGATATTACTCCCGGCGGCGAAAAAGTTCCAGTGCCAGAAGAAGTTACTCCGCCCCCAGTACCAGTAGCCGCAGACCTTACACCAGAAGAAGAGGCCTTGTTAACCCCAGAAGAAAAAGAAAAACGTCGTCAAAAGGGGAATAAAGAAAACCCATATGATAGGGATGCTAGTAATAAAAATAGAATAATAATTGTTGCTACCCTTAAAAGTCTTATAAAGATTGCCGAAGATCTTGATAGTGAGGGCAAAGATGATGCGGCAGAAGAAGTTCATAATCTTATTAGAAAATATCAAGGGAGGATATAAATGCTTTATAAACATGCATTATGCGATATAACGGTACCCCTTAATATCAATCATGATGATAGTGGTAAATTTGTTAGAACGGCTGCGGGTAAAATTTTTGTTGAGCCCGGATCTGATAAAGCAAAAATAATAGAAGCCGAAATTCAAAAACACCCTACCGCTTTGTTTTTTAGAGCCAAAGCGATTAAGGCCAATGAACCCAATTCTAATGGTGATTATTTTTCAGTAGAAGAACTTGTAAAAGCCTATAAATCTTTTGAAGGCGTTCCATTTTTCACAAATCATAATAATCAAAATGTAGAAAATGCAAGGGGTAAGGTAATTTTTGCAGAGTGGATACCCGAAGAAGAATCAATATATACTATATCATTTATAGACAGAGAGGCTTTTCCCCATATATGCAGAAGTATCGAAGAAGAATATATTACTGGCGTTTCAATGGGCTGTTCTGTCGAATATAGCACTTGTAATATTTGCGGCAATAGGGCTGAAAAAACAGAAGATTATTGTTCTCATATTAAAGAAAGAAAGGGAAGAACATTTAGTGGAAAAGCTAGAAATGTTGTTACAGGAGAAGTAAAAGAATTCAAAAACGAACAAGTTTTTGAATATAATTATGGAATTAAATTTATCGAATTAAGCGCAGTAGTTGATCCTGCTTGTCAGTCTTGTAGAATTGAAGGATTAATTAAAAATGACGAATTGCTTAAAAAAGTAGCCAATCTTGAAAATTCAGTCTTTATGGTCAGAACCGCCGCATTACAGAAACAGGCAGGAAAGCAAGAAGTAGATGAACTTAATACTGTATTAAAGACCCTAGAAGATATTGCTGTACAGTTGATTAAAAACAGACAACAGATAGAAGTAGAATTTGCAAGTGACTTGGTAAATATTTTAGCGGAACTTCAGACATTTGTTGATGAACTAGTTGGTGCGGGTTATGGAAGCGTACAAAGCCAAGGTGTTCCGGGAACAGCAGAAATGCCTCCGGGTGTTTCGCCAGAAGCGGCTCCTACTACTGGTTTGTCACCTCAAATAACAGAAACCGCAAATCCAGCTTTAGGTGGCGCTCCTGTTATGCCACCGCCTGCTCCTAGTGCGGGTACTGTCTCTGGTGCTCCGGGTGCTCCTTTGGCTGGAAAACCCAAACTTCCGATAACTGCGCCTTTAAGACCTAGATCGGAAGATAATATGGAAAAAATGAAAAGAGCCGCCAGTACTGTGTCAAATCTACAAAATTTGAGAGATAAGATTATTACTATAGGAGACGAAAATATGTCAAAAAGACGTACAGTTGATAACAAAATGGGTTCTAAACAAATTGTCACAAAAGTTTTATCAACTTTGTGGCAGGAAAAGCAAGACTTTTTTGAGTATATAAATAAGGTACCATCTATACAGGATAATGAGAATAAATTATCGGTTAAGAAAAGAGATGATTCTTTTATCATAGTTGCAGAAAATAAAGACGATGGATCTCAAGAGATGGTTTGGACTTATGAAGATTTGAACGATGCAGAAAAAGCCTTGATTAAGGGTAGTCCTAAAGATGCGGCACAATATTTTATGGGAACGTTTGCGAACAATTTAAAAACTAACATTAAAGAAGGAGATACAGTAATGAGTAATCAGAAAGAAGCGGGAGCTAAATCAGTTAATAAAGCACCTGAAGTAATTACGGAAGCCCAACTTGAACAGTCGGGCCTTTATCATTCTAGAACGGATGATGAAAAGAATGTTATCACCGAAAAACAAATTGCCGAAAAACGAAGTGATAGCGAAAAGAACGTTATCACCGAAGCTCAGTTAGCTGAGAAAAGTAATAAGCTCAACCCTAGGACTGAAGAGAAGGTTGAAGTTATTACCGAAGCTCAGTTAGAGAATAAGGATGGCGTATCTCCTCGTAAGGATGATGCTCCGAATGTTATTACACAATCTCAACTTGAGCCGAATAGAACTGGAACAATTCCAGAAGTTATAACCGAAAGACAGTTAGATGCTGTCGATGCTCCATGGGAAAGAGCAGCTAAAAGAGACGCTAAGTTATTTAAGAGTGCTGGCGAACATATGAATGCAGTTGTATCCGCTATTGCCGATACAGCAATTGCTACTGGTTGTACCCCCGTTGAAGCTTGTCAGATTGCCTCATCTCTTGTCGGATCTACAAAGGATAGAGTTGAACTTAGTAAGGCGATTTTAAGCGAAAGCAAGGATAAGGGTATAGATTATACTAAGAGACTTGCATATTGGAATACGAAAAATATTAAAATTGCTACTGTTGGTCAAAGCGAAATTGCAGAATCAATTATTAGTGGTTTAAGTAAAGTTGCTGCCGATACCACAATTAATCCTGAAGTTATTATTGATGCTCTTGACGTAGTTTCTGAAGGACCAGAAGGGGCAGAAGCTATTAGTAAGAAAATTGATGAGAAATTGGCCGAAGCTGCAAAAGTAACTGTTCAGGCTAGTAAGAAAGACGAATTAAGAAAGGCTCTTAAGGGTTCGGTAGTTAAAACAGCTTCAACAGAAGATAAGAAACTCACAAGAGAAGCCGAAAGAGCTATTTTGGAAAAGGCTATATCTAACAGCGAAAAGAAGGCAGATCATATGATCGAAACTTCGTTTCAAGAACTAGGAGTTAATAAAACCGACGCAAATTTTAAGTCTGCCCTCAAAAGTTTCGCTAGGGGAGCACTTGCTTCTCAGAACATTAAATTAGCTTCAATTACCAATGTAACAATCAGTGGCGACACTATTTCTATCGCTGTTCAGACTGATGAGGGCGAAGAATCTGTAGAAATTCCCGTTGGCGGAGAAGCCGCTCCAGCAGAAGGCGAAACCCTTCCTGAAGGAGATTTAACCGGAGAAAACTTAGAGAGTACAGTTGGTGGCGCTCCTACCTCTGCTACTTCAGCAGCAGCTCCTGCTGGTGCTCCTGTTCCCGCTCCCGCTGGTGCAGGTCTTCCTACAGGATATGCTTCTAATAAAGAAACTATGAAGAAGGAAGCTCAGGTTCCTGCTGCTGGTGGAATACCCGGTGCTCCTGCTGGTGGCGCTGGTGGTCCCGGTGCTCCAGAGCAAAATATTCCCGGTATGCCTCCAACAGATCAACCACCAGTTCAGAGTTTGACTACTGATAAACCTGAAGAGGTGTCTGATGAAATTCCTACAGCTGGCGAACAACAGCCGCCTTGGGCTACATGTCCAGAATGCGGTAGCTCTGATGTAGAAGTTTCGGAAGAAGACGGAGCTATTAAGGGTGGAAAATGTAATGCTTGCGGTGCGGAATACGAAGCTCTTATTGAAAAGAACATTAAATTCACATTAATTAAGTCAACCAGAAGCGTAGGTAAAGATGAAACAACGGGTGCTCCAGAAGCTCCTGAAGTTCCTGCTCTTCCTGTGGCTGCTCAGACCAAGTTGAACGGAGATGTTCTCAAGAGAATAGCCTCTAATCAAGAAAAACATGGTCTCGTATGTCCTGCTTGCGGAATGAAACAATGTAAGGCTTCTAAGGATGAAATTGGCCATACTGAGTTTACATGTCCTGCTTGTGGTACTGCAGTAGAAAAAGACGTTATTGTCAATATTAATAAACCTGATGAAAACTACCTAAGGGTTGCATGGGATTTAGTCCCTAATCTGGAAGGTTGCGCTGGTTGCGTAGAAAGTGCTAAAAAGTTTGCTTCGTTGATTAAAATTGAAGGTATGATCAAACAGGCTAGCAGTAACAATAGCAATGGTACTACTAAATTTCCTAAGGCTAATTGCATTGAAGCAGTTGCTAAAAAGTATGGTGGAAATTCAGTAGCTACGTTTGGTCCCTGCAAAGGCAAACCTCTAGCTGATTGTATATGCGCAACACTTGAAAAATTAGGTTCATTGACAAAGGTTCGTCATCTTGAAAAATTAGCTTCAGTCTCTATGCAGAAAGATCCTATGGATGAATGCGTAGAAGATCAAATGAAAGAGAAAAAGCTTGAACGTAAAGAAGCTGAAATGGCTTGCAAATGTATGAAAAAGACGTTTGCTACCGAAGAAGATGACAATATCTTTATACAGGCATTTACTGAAGATATTCTTTCTGGCAAAGAAAAAATTCTTACAGCACAAGATCTTAATACCATCAATGATTTATTGGTGACTCCTGAAGAAGAGCCCAAAGTAATTGAGGAAGACCTTGATATTGCTGACATGAGTATTCCTAAGGAAACAGTTGTTCCAACAGAAACAGCGGCACCAGTATCAGAAGAGAAGGTGTCTATTGAGGTTCCTAAAGAAGTAGCTCAGGAATTAGCCGCAGCAGTCGAACAGGCTGTTGAAGCTATTGAAATTGAAGTTGAAACAGAGCCAGAAGTTGGAGAAATCGGTGAGGCGGCATCTTCGGATACTAAGTCCGTAGATACAGTTCCTTCTGATGTAGCATCTTCAGGCGCTGCGTCTTCAGATACTAAGTCTTTAGATATTAAATCAGATAAAACAGAGGAGAAAGATATGGCTATAGCTAATATGCAGGTTCATAAAATATTAAGGATTGGCGAAGAAATTGTTAAGATTGCAGCTACCCCTACAAAGGTAGAGCATATCGAAGTTAACGTAGAAGCCAAGGTTCCTCGTAAGGATCAAAAACTTGGGGAAGAAGCTAAAGCCGATTCTCTAATGAATAAAGAACTTAAGAAACCCGACGTTCCTAGAAAAGATGCTTATATGGGCAAAGAGAAAGAAGCAGATTCTTTAATCAATAAAGAATTAAAGCTCCCTGATGTTGCCGTAAACAGCTCTTATATGGGCGTAAACGAACAGAGTAATCAGAAAGGTATGCCAGCAATCAATAATGAAATTAAGGGTACTGTCATTGCAAAAGATGATAAAACCGTTAAGGAAGCTAAAAAGATGAAAGAAGTAGATACCGTTGAAAAAGACGTAGAAGCCAAGGTTCCTCGTAATGAATCAAAGTTAGGGGAAGAATCCAAGGCAGACTCATTAATTAATGAACCTAACAAGGGACCCGATGTTCCTCGTAAGGATGCATATATGGGCGAAGAATCAAAGGCAGATTCTTCAATTAATAAGAAGCTCGATGGCCCTGACGTTCCAATAGATAACGCCTATATGGGTGATGAGAAGAACGTTCAGAAAGGTATGCCCGGAATTAATGATGAAATGCTTAAGCAGGTTAAACAGCAAAGAGAAGTTCAACTTGAAAGGATTGCTTATGCTCGTAGAATGAAAGCCGTAGAAGTAACAGCTAAATTGCTTGCTACTAAGAGAATAACTGAAGGCGCATATGAAAACGTAATTGAAGCCCTATCAAAGTTTGAAATTGATAAGATCGCTTCGGTTGCTGATAATATGTATCCTATGAGAAAACAGGCTTCTGAGGCCCCTCAAGGTCACTCAGTTCCTGCTATTATAATGGAATCTAAGGAGCAGGTTGTTTCTAACCCAGTTAATGATATGGCCAAGAAACTAGCTTCTCACTTCACAATTGGCAACAAGTCCTTTGATACTAATTTGACTATTTATGGTGAGAAATAAGCTAATATATAGAAAATAAAATGAGCCCCTGATCAAAAGTCAGGGGCTTATTTTTTTGAGAGAAAGATTCTTTAAAATAAAAGAAGGAATTTAACCCGTCAATCTAGAATAACTTAAACATAAAATTGGCAATAAATAGAAAGACGAATTTAAGACTGAATCAAGAAGAATAAAAAAATGAAGAAACCTCTGATAAAAAAATATTTTATAAAACCGAAAAAATCTTAAATGCCGATTAGTGGAAGTAATTAACAAAACTAAAAGGAGAAACTAAAATGGCACTTATTCCTAAATTTAATGTAGTTGCTGCAGAAAGACCAGTAGCTATAACTACAGCAGGGTACAGTAATATTAAGATGGGACAGGTAGTCTCGCTTAATACTTCTGGAGAAGTTGTTCTTGAAAGCGCTACTTTCCCCATTCCTTATGGATTGGCTGGAGATACAAAGAGCACAACGGCTTCGTCTATGCCCGGAATCGCAAATGGCTGGCAGAACAGGGCGTCGGATTATTTCGATGAAACCAAAGCTTCTGCTAAAATGACAGTATATCATAGCGGTGGTGAATTTGCTACCGATCAGTTCGCAGTAAACGTTTATAACTTAACGACTGCTAACGTAATGCAGGTATTGTATGCCAGATCTGGCGTATTGAACACAGTTGGAGAAGATGCGTCTGCAACAACTTATCCTGTTGCTCGTTTGCTTCAAGCAGCCTCTGGTTACCCCTCTGGAGTACCCGGTGTTGACGCTACCGTAATGGGTGGAGTTGCTGTCAACGGTGACATGAAACTCAGCGGCGATAATAGTAACACGTATATTGAAATTAAATTGCTCATATAATTAATAATTAACATAAGTTTTTTTATAGGCACTTAAAACCCTATAAATCACTAAAAGGAGATAATAAAATGGCTATTGATAAAAAGGCAGTAAATGCGGAGAGAGAAGCTCTTATCGCACAGGCACTAGATACACCCGAAGGTAGAGTCGCTTTGGCTCAAGCTATGGTTGAACCTATTCGTAGGGCTCTAGAATATCAAGCAGTTGGAAGAAAGCTACTTATGGTAGACGAACTTCCTCAGGGCGCTTATGCTCGTTACGAAAAAGACGTAAGGGCTACAGCATTTGTAATTTCTCGTAGGGGAGCAGTCCCAGATGGAATTACCGAAGGTGAGGAAATTTTGGTTCCCACATTCGAAATTGCGACAAACCCACAGATTCGTTTGTCAGAAGTTAAGGCTCGTAGGTTCTATATCGTAGACAGAGCTCAGATTAAGGCTAAGGAAGCCATCCAGAAGGAAGAGGATTCAAACATCTTCAACGCAATTATAGCAGCAATTCCTGCGGCTAACATTGTAATTTCTACTGGTGGTGCGCTCAGCTTGAACGCTCTTAATCAGGCGTTTGCTACAATTGAACAGCATGATCTTACAGTTGGTAAGATAGTAATGCATGCTCTTCGCTATGCTGACGTTCGTAACTTCGGTAAGACAGTATATGATGAAGCAACTCAGAAAGAAGTATTGACCACTGGTTTGTTTGGTCATCTCTTCACAGCTGACATTCATGTTAGCTCGAAGTGTCCTAAGGCGACAGTAATACTTCTCGCCCCTGCAGAGTACGTAGGTGCGTTCCCAATTCGTCAGGATATCACAGTTCTTCCTGCCGATGATCCCAAAAAGTTGCGCTTGGGTTGGGTAATATATGAGGAAATTGGTATTGTAGTCATCAATGATTACGCAACTGCTAAGGTTACCGTAACCTCCGGTTCGTAAGTTAGTATTGGTTGAATTTAAAAATACCCTCTGGGAAACCAGAGGGTATTTTTTTGTTTATTTCTATTGACAACAAGAAGAAAAACTGATATAGTATATATATAAAGAAACATATATAAAGGAGAAGTAAAATGCCAGTTAAACCAAAAATATATAGCGAAAGCCAAATAGCAAGTCTTAGGCAAAGTTATATTAATGATAAACTATCAACCACAGAAATTTCTGAAAAAAGTCAAGAATTATTTGGAGTCAGTGTTAGTCCAGCAATTATATATAAAGAGTTGATAAGACACAATATTCCAGTAAGAAATAAATCAGAAAGTGTTTCAAGGGCAATGTCAACCCTTAATCCTGATATAAGTCATATAAATGAGTCTCTTATAGAATGGATAGATGGATTTTTGTTAGGAGATGGAAATATAAATTTTGCCAATAATAGATATGGTAACTCTAGATTTAGAATAGGTACATCTAGTCCTGAATGGACAAAATATGCAATGTCTGATTTTTCTATGTATCAGCCTAGTGAACTTAGGGAATGGGGAAATATAGATGAAAAACACCCCAATTATTTATATAATATTACTACTCTTACTCATCCCGATATAGTTCATCAAGCAGAAAGATGGTATTCTGGTCCCAATCAAACTAAAAAAGTTCCTCCGGATGTTCGTATAACTCCTACTAGTATTCTTTTGTGGTACTTGGGTGACGGTAGCCTAATGTATCTTGAAAGGTATAATACATATGTAGTTCGTTTTGCTACTTGTGCCTTCTCAGTAAATGAAGTAGAAAACATTCTTATGCCTAAACTAAGATCTTTAGGCTTGGATTGTTCTAGGGATGAATCTAAAAACGATATAAGAGTCAAGGCTGCATCCATAGGTAGGTTCTTTGATATCATAGGTCATAAGTCACCCATATCCTGTTATGATTATAAATTTGACATTCCTGAGTGGGTAAGGCTTATTCGTTTATCGGATATAGTTCAAAACGATAAGCAGAGATGGATGGCTCAATATTACTATAAGTCAGGCCAATTAGAGTGTAGCAAGAGTCCCGGCGGTAGGATGTTATTATTTACTAAGGAGCAGGCAGAAGCTTTAAAGGTAAAATTGGCAAGCATATAAAGGATATAGTTATTTTGTCATAGAACTATTTTATATGAAGATTTACCGCATAACTAAAGAATCCATGGCTAATAGATGGATACCTCAAATTACAGATCCAGAGAATCAATTAGAATTTGCTTTTGATTGTACGAGCGTGAAGCAGAATAGTTGGCAAATGGAATTACTTAATTGTATGGATGACAACAATGATTGGCAACCTAATTTAAGAACAAGAAGGTATCTAGAAGGCGTTGTTGGTGCGATGAAAGACGATTATGCCCTAAGATTTAAATATTGTATTTATAAGGGCATTCCATACGTTGCAGCTTACTTCTCTGCTATCCATTACGTCTTTAGGTTTAGGTAATTAATCTTTCTAGAAAGTTGGTGGTTTTTCCTTGCCCAATTGTTCCATCCATTGATCATCGTATTTCTTTAGTAAATCTTTGGTAGGTTGTTTAAGATTTTTTGTTTGAAATAATTTATCGCCAATATCCAGTATTCTTTCATTAGGGCTATGTATCATTGGATTGATTATCTTTAGGGCGTCTTCGGGATTTTGTATATATCTAATAAGCAGAGCTACTGCGGAACTTCTAGAAACGCCTCCAGTGCAATGAACTATGAATTCGTTATTATTTTCTTCCATTTTTTTCTTAGTCCATTCGAGTATGCGCACTACATCATATTCTTCTGGGGGCCTTTCTTTTCTTTGCCATTTGGGATCTGGAGGTTGTTCAAGGTCATCAAAATTAGCTACTAATAAGTTTGTGATATTGGCGTTATCTATCATGTCGTAATAATTTTGTTGAGTTTCGCCCGGAGTGGTATCTCTGATTGATATGAGATTGAGATTATTTCTTTTTATGTAGTCAAGGTTATTTATTACGTCTTTGAGATTAGTTATTGTTATTTTATTATTCATTTTAATTCTGTTGTTTTTGTTTGTGCTTCTGCTAGGGCTGCGGATTTGACTTCATGAGGTATTATATCAAAGCCGTAACCATCAAGTTTCTTTTTTCCTATGTCGTATATCCAAGTAAAAGCTCCTTCTGTAATGGCCCAATTTTGCATCATTCCAAAAACTTCTTCGTGATTTATACCATTCTTTTGATTCCATGTGGCGGCAATTTCGGGAGGAAGGTAAACGCTTTGGGATTTTAAACTGTCGGTTTCTGTATAGCCGAATATAGCACCTTTTTCAAACCAATCGGGGGATGGCTTAGAAAATTTTTGTGCTCGTTTATACCAGTTCATTTTAGAAGATTTTCCATATAGGCTTTTGACTTATTAAAATCAGGTACATAGTCTTTATTCATAACATAAGCAGGATATTCGCCTTTCTTATCTTGTCTTACTATTCTTTTTATTATACCCAATTTTTCTTTTTCTTTTGCTTCTTTTGCATGCCAAGGAAGAACGTTAGCTACAGCAAGCCCGTTTTCGCCGTTCATTTCAATCATTGTTTCTAGGGAATATGGAAAATAATATTGTGCCTGTTTATACCAGTTCATTTTAAACCTTTTTGAGCTTCTTCCATTACCTCATAAATATTTACTTTTTTACCCCATACGTTCTTAGATTGTTTTAATATTATCTTAGGGTTTAAGGCTATGGTTTTTCTTTTGCCATAAAGTTCTATTAGTTTAGTAACAGAATATTCATTTTTATCTTCGTCACGGTAAATTTGGCCTACGTAATCAGAATCTTCGGGTAGATAGGCTTTATTTATTTCGTCTTTGGTTAATATTATAGCATTTATTTTCTTTTTTAATAGAAATGCTTTAGCGGTTCTATGAGCGCCATCCACTATTTCGTAATTTTCGGTAATAAAAATGGGGGTATTGAGATCTGCGTTTATAGTATCTCTAACGTGCTCACTAAAGGTTCTTGATGCTTTTTTATACCAGTTCATTTTTGTAAAGACTCTCTCCATTTGTCATAAACATCTAATCCTTCTCCCGTTATAAAATCTACAGCTCTACTATACATAAATATTATTGGAGGCAAAATAATGTCTTTGGGTAATTTCAAAATATTCATTCCATAGTTTTTTACCTCCTTAATATTACCTCTTTCAATAGGATAAAAATCAGTGATAGGCATACCCTTAAATTGTAACTGGAATAGGTTAGGTTTTATCCTAATCACGTTCCAATCTTTTTCATATCTAGCTGTTTTATACCAGTTCATTTTTAGCCCTTTGTATAAATTCATTAAATAACATGCTAAATCCTCTCATCGTCGCTATATAATATGCTTTTTTTGTTTCCGGAAGAAGTTGTTTCTTTGTATCGATTTCTATTTTATTTAAGAATTTTTTAACCCTTAGAATTAACATTGATTTTGTAATTTTTTCCTTGTTATTTTCCATGTTGGCTATAATTTCTGGTGCTTTACGTGGTGCATTTTCGACTCTAAATTTATACGTATTTTCCAGTTCGGCTATTTGCTCTAATGCTATTTGTTTACTATATGCCTGAATTTCACGAGGATCATTATAATAATATTCTTTTCCCGTTTCGTTTATAGGGTTTTTTAGAAAATCTTTTGTCTTATTATAATAAGAGGCGGTTCCACGATATACGGCTTTTAAAAAATGTTCTAGTTCATGTCCTATACGTTCTTTGAGATTAGAAGTGTCTATATCTGTTATTTTTGGACTTAGCAATGTGATACCTAATTCAAATCTTCCTTGATCGTGTGACATTGTAGCTCCAAATTTTTCACCCTCGGAAGATTTTGGACTAAAAATAGATAAAACCATTTGATATGGAATTGGTGACTTAGGTTTGCCATAATGTTCTATTATTTTGTCTACGTAATTTCTTATATTTATTGAACCTATTACAGCACCCTTTTCTTTATTTAAAAATTTTTGGTTTTTCTCCAGCATCTTAGGGTTAGTAACGGCTTGATAATGGCGCATAAAAGAATCGTAGACCATATCTTCTAGGCCAAAAGTTTGAAAGGGGGCATCGGCTATTTTATAAATTTTCATAACCTGATTAATATTCCACTTTCCCAACCTTCATAGGGAATTTTAAGATCTATTACTTTCATTGCCTTAAATTGGAAATCAAGTTTCTGAATTTTTTCTTTAGCCCATTCACCATATGTTTGAGGCGTACATTGGGCGTATAATTTTTTATTTTTATCTATAAATAATCTTAGAGCTCCACTTTTAATAATAAATCTGATTAGTTGATCTGGTGGGGAATGTAGATACTCCTGCATGGTCATTCCGCCTATATCTAATAAAGTACAGAATAAGATATTGTTTTGTTTAACAATAGTGTAATGATTTAAACCTTTTAGTAATATGCCGTTAGCCATCATCCAATAACAGCCTTCTAGGGTTTCTGGGGCCTTGTGGATAACTTTTTCGGGTATAATTTCTTGTTTGGTTATTTTTTTCCATAAATATTCTAGAGTTACATAAAGAATCTTGCTTTCTTGAAATGAAAAATCCTGTCTTATTTGTCTTGGGGAGGGCAATTTTCTAATCGAATTGGCGTATTGTTCATCTAGATTAGGATT